GAGAAGGAGTAGGAAATAAAGATGCTTTTGGATTTAATACCGTAAGTGGTTTTGGAGACTACGAACAACACATGAGAGATCAATTAGATAAATTAAATACTCAAAAACAAGCTGGTAAAACATTTAGACCAGGAAGCTGGCAAGAAAAAATGGTTAAAGATTATGGAGAATCTATTTCAACAATAGACGCTGAAGCAGCGGCAGCAGATAGAGCAGAAAAAGCTAAATTTGATCGTATGCTTTCTAGTATGAGCGGCGGTAGAAATACAGGCGGTGGAACAATTAATTCTAGTAATACAGGTGGTTATGGAGGAACCGGTGGAGAAGGACCAAGTTCTGTAGGTTCTTCTGGAATGTTAGGTGGAGGAGTATAATGTTAAATTTAAAATATAATGATATTACAGGGGACATAGTAAAATATGATCCTAAAGTAGGATTAACTCCTGAAGATGAAGTGGCTACACAAGAAGAACTATTACAATGGATGGATGAAAATCCTGGCTCTAAAGATGAACAAGCTGAAAGAGTTGAAGATATTGAAAGTTTGACAGTTAAAGAAACACCTGATAGTACAGAGATAGAAGAAGGTGTTGAAACAATTACAGAGAGAGGATAGAATACCCCATGGCTGAAATAGATAAATCTTTATCGGATACTAAAACTACTGTTGCACTTCCAGGTGAAGTTGAAATAGAAGAAGCAGTAAAAGAAAAAATTGAAGAAGTTCAAACCGATAGTGGTCCAGTAGAAATTGAAATGACCGAAGAAGGTGGAGCAGAAGTTTCTTTTGAACCAGGTGCAGTTACTCCTGAAGGTGGTGAAGATCATTTTGAGAACCTTGCAGAATTTTTAGAAGATAATGTTTTAGATCCTTTAGGACTTAAACTTATAGATTCATATAATGAATACAAAGAATCTAGAGCTGATTGGGAAGATTGTTATAGAGAAGGTTTAGATTTATTAGGTTTTAAATATCAAAGAAGAACACAACCCTTTAAAGGTGCATCAGGTGTTAATCACCCTGTACTTGCTGAAGCGGTCACACAATTTCAAGCACAAGCTTACAAAGAATTATTACCAGCAGATGGTCCAGTACGTACACAAATTTTAGGAGATGTAACAGCTCCAAAAGAAGATCAAGCAACTAGAGTTAAAGACTTCATGAATTATCAAATCATGGATCAAATGAAAGAGTACGAACCTGAGTTTGATCAAATGCTTTTCTATTTACCCCTAAGCGGTTCTACATTTAAGAAAGTCTATTACGACGATCTTTTAGGTAGAGCCGTTTCCAAATTTGTACCTGCTGAAGATTTAGTAGTACCTTACTCTGCAACTTCTTTAGATGATGCAGAATCAATTATTCATGTTGTTAAAATTTCTGAAAATGAATTACGCAAACAACAAGTATCAGGATTCTATAGAGATATAGAATTAGGAACACCTCCAGTTACAGAAAATCAATTAGAAGATAAAAAATTACAACTAGAGGGAATTACTAAAGATGGTCAAGAAGATCAATACACAATTTATGAAATGCATACTAATTTAGATTTAGAAGGTTATGAAGATCTTGATGAAGAAGGTGAACCAACTGGAATTAAACTACCTTATATTATAACTGTAGCTGAAGTTAATTCAAAAATTTTATCTATTAGAAGAAATTATAGTCCTGAAGATCCATTAAAGAAAAAGAAAAGCTATTTTGTACAATTTAAATTTTTACCCGGAACTGGTTTTTATGGTTTTGGTTTAATTCACATGATTGGTGGTTTAACAAGAACTGCTACAGCAGCTTTAAGACAATTATTAGATGCCGGAACTTTAGCTAACTTACCTGCTGGATTTAAATCTAGAGGAGTTAGAATTAGAGATGACGCACAACCATTACAACCCGGTGAATTTAGAGATGTTGATTCTCCAACAGGAGCAATCTCAGATCAGTTTATGCAATTACCATTTAAAGGACCTAATCAAACTTTATTACAATTGATGGGTATATGTGTTCAAGCAGGTCAACGCTTCGCGTCTATCGCAGACTCACAAGTGGGTGACATGAACCAAGCCGCTGCCGTCGGTACGACAGTAGCATTATTGGAGCGTGGATCGAGAGTAATGTCAGCTATACACAAAAGATTATATGTAGGTTTAAAAGAAGAGTTTAAATTATTAGCTCAAGTATTTAAAACTTATTTACCACCAGTTTATCCTTACGATGTACCCGGTGCATCTAGAGAAGTTAAGGTACAAGATTTTGATGATAAGATAGATATTTTACCAGTAGCAGATCCAAACATATTTTCTCAAACTCAAAGAATATCAATGGCTCAAACTCAATTACAATTAGCTCAGTCTAATCCTAAAATTCATAATTTATACCAAGCTTATAGATCTATGTATGATGCAATTGGTGTTAAGAATGTAAATGCAATTTTACCACCACCAATGAAACCAGCTCCTTTAGATCCAAGTCTAGAACATATCTTATCTATCTCAGCAAAACCTTTTCAAGCTTTTCCAGGTCAAGATCATAAAGCACATATTGATGCACACTTAAACTTTATGAGATTAAACATGGTACAAAATAATCCAGCATCTATGGCATCATTACAGAAAAATATTTTAGAACACATTTCTTTAATGTCACAAGAACAAGTTCAATTAGAGTTTGTAAAAGAGATGCAAGAAATAAAAATGATTCAAATGCAAATGCAACAACTAAATACACAGAACCCTGCTATGGCACAGAACATGCAACAAAATCCAGAAGTCATGCAAGCACAACAACGTGTACAACAAATTACAATGATGATTGAAGCTAGAAAAGCAGTACTTATTGCAGAGATGACTATGGACTTTGCTAAAGAAGAAGAAAAAATTATGGGTGAATACGGTGGAGATCCTTTATTAAGACTAAAAGGTAGAGAAATGGATCTTAGAGCTCAAGAAAATCAAAGAAAAGAAGAAGAAGGTCAACAAAGAATTGATCTTGACAAGATGAAAGCTATGATGAGTGATCAACAACACGAAGAAAACTTAGAACAAGAAGAAGAATTAGCTGGATTACGTGCAGGTGTCTCATTAGCGAAGCAACAAATGTCCGATGATAGCAAAATTCACGATTTTGGTAGAAATTTCGGAAAAAAATAGATATAATAATTAAACAAGGAGAAAATTATGGATAAAAATTGGCAAAAAGGATCAGGATTTGTTAAAGAACCTAAAATTACAAAAGAATTAGGTGTTGGCGAAGACGGATACCAAACAGGCGGCGTTGTTATCGAAGCTACAAACCCAACAGAATCTCAAACGATTACTGTTAGAGGTACTAAACGTATGAGAGCTGATAAAAAACCTGTTAAAGCAACTTGGTATTAATATGTGGTTCTCGGCAATTAAATTAGCCGTTTCCGCAGGATCTCACATTTACAAAAAGAAACAAGAAACTAAAATGATGATGGCGGACGCAGCAGCTAAAACTGCACAGCGTATGGCTACCGGAGAATTAGAGTATTCAGGTAAACTTCTTGAATCAAGAAATTCTGACTGGAAAGATGAGTTCATTTTAATTTTATTATCGGTGCCTATCGTAATGTTAGGTTGGTCAGTGTGGTCAGATAATCCTGTACATATGGAGAAAATGGAGTTATTCTTTATGCACTTTGGAAATTTACCTTTATGGTATCAAACAATTTTTGTTGGAGTAATTGCATCAGTCTATGGACTTAAAGCAACACATCTGATAAAAGGAAAATAACTAGGAGAAAAATATGAGACAAAACGGAATAAGATCAAATGTAAGATTTCCATATGCGAAATCAACTACAAAGAAACAAGGAGCTAATGCTAGACTTGACGAATCTCTAGGAGAGAGAGACGGAAAAGAATCTACAAAATCACAAAGTTTTAAATCTAGAAGAGATGAATCAAGAGGAGCTAAATAATGAAAAATTCAGGAAGAATGAATCTTTTAGAAGAAGTTGGAAGAATAGATTCTGAAAAAATGAACCCTAATAGAAGAGCTGAAAAAAGAAGAGTTGTTAGCGAACTTAATAGTGGTTACAAAAATGGTGGTAGAGTTATGTGTAAAGGTCAAGGTAAAGTTATGAAAAAAAGACCTACTTTTAATATCTCTATGAAAAGAGGCTAATGGCCGAAAAACTTAATATTAAAAAAGCCATTAAAAAACCAGGGTCCTTAAGAAAATCTTTAGGAATTAAAAAAGGTAAAAAAATACCTGCTAAAGTTT